TTCATGCAAAGGAGAAAGTCCTTTTAGCCATAAGCAGGTTGCCTTCTGCTCCATGTGACCAAACATCCAAGGCTGAACTACTTGATCTGGTTTTCTCCAAAGTGAAGACATGACGCAAATAGGGTTCTCAATTGCAATTCTTGGAATGTCCAGCTTTGCAAGCTTCATAAAAAATGAAGCACTTGCTTGTTGCGCTCCAACCATTCTTTTTTTGGCGAACCATGCAGCTCCAGACACAGACAAATCTGTACAAGGAGGATGAGCAATCATTAAATCCCAAGGATAGTCAACAACATCAAACACATCGCCTTGGTAATGCGGCCCAGGCGTATCAGTAGGCAACAAATCACAACTCATGGCTTCATGACCTTTGGCTAAGAAAGCATCACGTACACGACCTGAATACTCACAAGCAATCAAAACTCTCATACCATCTCCATCGGTTTTATGCGGCGCATACGTTTGTGTTTATGTTCATCATTGACTACCTTCAAAGCATCTTCCATCAGTCGTACAGGACAGTTTTTCAACTGCTCATCATGCAGCTCGAGGATCTGGCGGATTACTTCAATCTCTGGACCATAGAACACGAAGCGCTTGATGGTCAATCCACGACTTGCCAAGTTGTATATAACATTTTGTGATTCTTGTATCTCAGGTAACCAGTCCCTGCCAAGCTGCAGTCTTGCCAAAGCATCAGCCATGTTCACCATCTGGATCAAGGTGTCAACGTGTTCATGCTTGCCACGACCTGCGAGAAGCTCATCAAAGGCTGCGTGGTTGCGAAGCATCAAGAAGTTACCAGCTTCAGGAACATCAGCTACGTTACGCATTCCTGCGATTAACCATGTCATGTTGTCGGTCCGAAGACCTTTGGGTTTATATTTTTTCCGAGCCATGCTTTGCTTTCAATTCTTCAATTCTTGCCGCTACTTCTTTTGCTATGCCAGTCCATTGACCAGTTGAACCCGCTTCCAATTCCTTCACTCTCCACCGAGCTTGACCTAACGTAGCAGGATTGAGGGCCATCACTGCGTAGTGGTTGACAAGCTTTTGGCGCGAGTTTTGCAATGTCCAAGTCTCCTGTGTGATACAGGGCTTCGTTGATTCGGGCGTCAGAGGCATACATTCCTAACTTGACTTGGTTTAACACTGCGTGAGCCATTCCTTTATCCATGAGAAATCTCCTTGCGTAAAGCCGCTATTCTTGCCAGCACCTCTATAGATGGTGGAGTAGCGTTCTTGCGGTCTGCCTCAATCTTTCGTAAAGCTGCATCTTGGTTTGGCGGTGGTGGTGTAGTGACATGAGATACATCAAACTTGTTGTACTGCTGCTTTTCTTGTATTTCAAAAATGTCCTGCCATCCAGCGGTGATTGATTTCTCCAAAACTTTTTGAACGTCCTGACCACTTTGCTTAAATTTCTCAAGCTTGCCAACCAACAACTTGATGGCATAGTCTGTGGCTGGCTTTTTAATCTTTTTCCGCATAGCCAAAAATGCGTCCCATGTTTCCATCGGCATCCAATCTGGCAAACAAACAGCAACTTCAGTTGCGCTCTTTATTGGTTTATGGTTTATGGTTATTGGTTCTTGGTTAGGGTTACGTTTGGAAACCGTTTGGGTTTCCTCATGGTTACCGTTTGGGTTAGCTTTGGGTCTGCCTCCAAGCTTACCAACCTCCCTGTTTCTCTGGGCTTTGGCCTTATAAGCTTCTATTGTTTCGTCACATCTTTTGTGCGACCAACAATCGCCTTGAATGTCAAACATAAAAAACTCTTCAAGAACTGTAGAAATATCATGCTCATTTTTTGGCAAACGAATCCGTCTGGCAACCTCATGGGTTCGGTTTGGGATAGGTTTCTCACTTGTGTAATACAAGTCCAAAAGACGGCGAAAAGCCAAGTCTTCCATCGGTGAAAGATGAGAAGTGTCGTGAATGTAGTCACTTACATGAAAAGAATAATAATGCATGAAGCATCCTCGCAAACCTCCAGAAAGAAACGGCGGCAGGAGGGAGGTACTCTCTTCGGATGGGGAGCAACTCCCAGCCTAGCCGTGTTTCGAAAATCATACCATCAATTTAGCCAAAGATAGAGCCCGTGCAAAATTCCAATAGGGAAAAAGATAGCCCCAGCCACCAAAAATCCCCACAAACCTTGACCAAAGCAAGTGAAGATGTGAGTCAACCAAGCCAAGAAACAAACTAAACCAATAATTGGACCCATTACTTTTCCCCTGTGATGATTTTGGGAGCTTGCTCTTGGGCCTGTAGTTGGCCTACAAACTCAATGAACATCTTTGCAATAGTGCTTGCACCAGAGTCATCAGGTGCGTCAGACACGATACAGATGCCAATAGTGCCGTCTTCTTTGTCTGTCAAGATGATGTTTACTTCACTCATAAGGAATTGCCTCCGCAGCTTTTAAAGCGCCTGTTTTACGATCAAACGTTAGCTTTAAATTATGATCGGCAGTTTTATCGTAGTGTTGGCATAAATTAGCCCATCCGATACATAAATACCGAACACGATCCGCATTAGGATCAATGTCATCAGTGTTTGGCAAACCCGCCATATTTTCCATATTAGGATTCATTTTTGTAATCCAGTTCTAATAACAATTCACAGTAGTGGATGACTTTTTTAATGTCTTCAGCACCATTCTTTTCTCGGTGACGAGTGATATATTTCACTACGTTTCCTTCGCAAAATCCAAGCTGGTTGGCATGGATGTAGACAATGGGCTGGATAGCCTTGCCTTTGTAATGGTCGCCGCCTTGCTGGATATTCAACGCACTCATGCTTCTTTGACGAAGATGCCTTCTTCGTTCATGTAGCCACGGCGGTCCTTGATCTGATGATAGGCAGCTTCCAAACAATCAGTTAAGTTCAGGTCATATAAAGCACAGATGTTGATCAAGCAAACTATGCTGTCACCAATGCCGTCTACGACCTCCACCATGTCATCATTTGCCATTGCTTGATGCAGTTCAGCAATCTCTTCTTGGAGCTTCTTAAACTGCGCTGCAGGGGTGCTGTTGGGAATAATCTTCCGAGCTTCTGACCAACGGATGACTTTCAATTCCAATTCTGGATAACTACTCATTTCTTTTCCTTTTTTCCAAATATTTGATCCCATTGATCTCTGAACTTTTCAGGGTTTGGCAATGGACGAGGCGCTGAACCCTTAGACATTAATAACTCCAATGCAAGTCTTTGCTAATGCGATACGACAAAGCAGCCCCCCAAGCCATGCCAAACACAGCACAAAGGATGCGGTAGCTCTCAGACCAATCTGATGGATTGATGCTAAGTGCAATAAATGCAAACATCAGATAGACCACTGCCCAAGCAATGGGGAAACCGATCATGTACTTCATGTCAAGCACCTTTAAACCATTCAGGCTTCATTTCTTTGAGCTGATAGACACGCAGCTCAGGAATCTTCCCTTTCTTTTTCCAGCCATACACCGAGGTAGGCGTAACGCCGAGCATCTTGGCAATGCGGTAGCAGGTTGCATGTTTTTCTAAGTCTTGAATTGTCATATGTACTCCAGTTGATAAGGACTGTATAGTAACCACAAACCATAGAACAGTCGATTACTTTTAACTATCAAGATCAAGATTTCCATTAAAAATGATTCGTAGACGGCATGTTGTGTTGTAGTACAGTGCTTCTATGCCACCTGATGGCAAGACTGAATGAAAGGCAATTTATGGACTATTTAACGGCATGGAGAGAAGGTCATGAAGCTGGGTTAAATCTAAGCTTCCAGTTGATAAGCAAACTGTGCCAACAAGACTTCAAACAAGCTTCTGATGTTGTGCTGTATATCAAGCAACTAGAAGGTGACAAAGAATTTCATTTCAAGACTCCAAAAAAAATTGAGATGCCAAAAAAAGAGGAGCCAAAGATTGACGAGCTTTCAACAAAAGAAGAAAAGTTCATTGATCGCCTAACTAATAAAATTGCAGTTCAAAACTGGATGTGGAGAGATTAAATGAGTTTTTATACAAACATCCCATTCTTGGGCGACTACTGTGATGTTGATGTTGAGTACGACATTATTGATGGTGACGATTCTGTTGGTTTGCCAGTTGACTACGAATTCGAGGCAACTTACACGGATGAGCTTGGCAACGAAATAAACATCACGGAAGACTTGACTCCAGAAGAGTACAGCGAAGTCTTGAAGGCCATTGAAGAAGATCTAAACAGTTCGGAGTATGACAATGCTTAACAACACCACACGATGCTTTCCACGCACGCGCATGGAAGCTTTCCCCAGCGAATACACATCTGGAATTGAGCATTACAAACGCCCACGTAATAACTTTTATGTTGTTGCAATACTCTATATAGCTGGCATAATCCTTCTGTCGGTTCTAACAAAGGTATTGTGATGGAATGGAAAGAAAACAGTGTTTCTTGGGACTTAAAAACCAAAAAATACCAACGGCATGTAGTGTTTGACAGCATCAAGTTGATTGTCATTTACCACAAGTTGTATGAAAGCTCTGTAGTAATTGACGAAGTGCAGACTCCTGATGGCACAAACATCACTAGTTTAGTAAGAGATAGGTTGATTGAGCGGTTGGAAAAAATAATTGAAAGAATCAAAAATGAAATTTAAAAACTTTTACGAAGAAATTCGTAGTGAATTCATGGCTTCAAGCCAAGAGTATTGTGCTTACTGCATTAGCGAGCGCGAAGGAACTGGTTGCTGCGGTGAGAATCATTGGATTGAGTTCAAAGACTTGGAACACGATGAACAAGATGCCATCATCAATGAAGAATTTAACAAAGCATATGGAGAAAAGAAATGAATGTCTATCAAAAACTTAATGCAGCACGAGATCAGTTTCACTCGCAAAAGCTCAAGAAGTCTGGTCACAACAAGTTTGCCAATTACTACTACTTCGAGCTGGGTGACTTCATCATTCCTGCCCTGCAAATATTCCATGAAATTGGACTTACATCTGTCATTACTTTTGGAACTGAAGTCGCTGTAATGAACATTTACAACACTGACAAGCCAGAAGAATGGATAACCTTAAACAGTCCCATGTCTACGGCTGCTTTAAAGGGCTGTCATGAGGTTCAAAACCTTGGGGCAGTGCAAACGTACTTGCGCCGCTATTTGTGGGTTGCAGCCCTTGAAATCGTTGAACACGATGCACTTGACTCGACAACAGGTCGCAAGGGTGATGCACCAATCATTACTCCTAAAGGCGGCATTGGTGATGACCTGCCAGAAGAAGACAAAGTATTTTTGCAAGAGACAGCACAGTCAGTAGAGAGCTTGTGCGTTCAAAACAAAGCATCGGCAGCACTAGCAATGGTCGATGATATGGCACTGGAATCTGATCAGAAGGTATATCTGTTCGGCTTCTTGACAGCACCAACACGGTCAGCGCTTAAAAAAGCAAAGATTGTTTAATAAACTAAGGAAATAAGATGGCAGATTTTGACAATACCAATAGGGGCGTACTTTTCAACAACAAAGAAAAGAAAACCCAAGACACACACGCTGACTACAGCGGCTCTATCAACTTCAACGGTGTTGACTGCTGGTTGAGTGGCTGGATTAAGGAAAGCAAAGACGGCAAGAAGTTTTTCTCTTTGTTTGTCAAACCAAAAGAGCAACAAGCTCGTCAAGTAGCTCAACCAACTCGTAAAGCTCCAGAACCTGAGCTGGATGACGGGTCAGACTTGCCATTCTAGAATGACAGTATGGGCTGAGATAACTTGGCCCATCTAAAAATATGAACCTACCCCCCTGCTTCAAAAATCAAGCCCAGTATTCTGATTGGCTTTTAATGGCTAGACAAGCAAAGGTAGCTTGCTCCATTTGTGAAGACTGCACTTTTGAGTACAGATCAAAAATGAAAAATGAAGGCCGATGCCATGAGGTTTGGTTTTTGTCGCACATGGTAATGAAAGGTAAGGACTTGCCAG